AGTTAGTTCAAGTGTTACCGAAACCCTTACGGGTTTCATTGTATTGGCATGTTATGCATGCCCGTACATTGAAATGCATAAGCACTTCAATCAAACTCAAACCAACGTGAGGAACTAACAACATGTCTACGAACGATTCTTTCAATGTCGATAGCAACGGAGTCAAGCTTTCCATGTGCGGTGACCATGGAGGCATGGCTGCTGTTAGTCGAGGCGACTTCGACTTCGCCCTTAACATTGGCGATGCGATTCAACACAGCGACTACTACGAGATCAGACTGAACGATGTCTGGTATCGAGCAGTCATTGCGATCTCGCCTAACGCACCGCACGTCAATCACTACGATCCCATCGACCCCGATGAGGACTGACATAGGCTGACTGTTTCAACATAGAGGGCGCACGCCTAACAGCGTGTGCCCTTCATTGTTGATGCATGAAGTATCAACACAACGAGGTTAACTAACATGAAGAAGATCAACATCGACATCCAGACCGTTGGCGGACGCAAGACCATCGAAGCGTGTCTGCCTAACGTAAAGAGCCGACTCGCTGTGCATCGAACGACCAGCGTGAGTGCTGGCCTAACGAAGGACGATGGATGGACCGTCACTCACATCGCCAGCGGCATCGCTGTGAATCGCAAGATGCGAACCAAAGCGGATGCACTCCGCCTAGCACGAGCCTTCGCAAATGAACCGGAGTGGGATCTGATCGGAGAGAATGGTGACATCTCCAAATTCCCTCGGTCTATTAGGCGAGCGATTCTCGCATTCGCAGAGAACATTAAATACGACCGACCACTCGTTAGGTTCTAACCTACTGTCTCAACATAGAAGGCACACACCTAATAGTCTGTGCCTTTTATTGTTGATGCATAAAGTATCAACGCAACGAGGTGAACTAACATGAGTATTGATGACCTTACGACCGAAGAGTGCATGACCCTTGACAATGAGACGCTTGAACTTCTCAATAAACATAGCGTGCAGGAGCGACAAGCTTTCGACTGGCACACGGCACTTGCTATGTGCAGCCAGTACTCAATCGAATCCGCAGATGGCTCCACCTTTAATGAGTATGTCGAGGATGATTTTAATAACTCCGACGAACTCTTTCAGTAGACACCACCACCAACACGGAGAACTAACATGACTACTCGTAGCATCGACATCGACAACCTTCCGAGCAAAGCATTCGTAATCAAATCGATACGAGAGCAGTGGCATAACATTGTCGCAACGTCTGGATGCATCTCGGATGCAGAAGGATTCCTACCAGAAAGTACGATCAAGATATTAGGCGCATCGTACAAAACAGAGAAGAGTCTGAATGAACATGCATTCGAGGATGCGATGGGCAGGCTGTCCGCAGTGGTATACCTAGCACCAGCGGATCTATCGGGTCGCGACGTGTGCCCATGCCGGACTAAGGAATGCACGATCCTATGCTTAGGCCGAACGTCTGGGCGCATGGTGATGACTCCTGTTAAGCAGTCGATGGTATGGAAAACGGCACTGCGCTTCGGCGCACCGGATCTTTACTTCACGCTGTTATGCATAGAGATCAAAGCCTTGATTAAGAAAGCTAGGAAGCTTGGCCTAGCACCGAGGGTTAGGCTCGATGGCACATCGGACATCGGAGACGCCGAGAAGCTTTGCGAATTGTTTCCTGACTGCGGCTTCTACGAGTACACAAAGATTGCTAGGCGAGCGCACCGCTGGCTCGACAAGCAGCCTAACCTTCGGGTGGCTCTGTCATTCACTGGCTACAACAAGACCGAGTGCATCGAATACATCAACCGAGGTGGAGTGGTTGCAGTGGCGACTGACCTAACACGACACGATGCGAAGCCTTCAACTCATTGGGGTATCGATGTGATCGATGGGGACAAGCATGACGATGTCAGTGCAGACCCTCGCGGATCTATCCGCATGCTTTCTTGGAAGGGTCCGCGCACCGGGCTTGATGTTGCTGGGGTATTCGCAGAACGAATCAAGGCTGCATAACAATACATTGATGTGACAACGTAGGAGGCACATGCCGTTAGGCGTGTGCCTCTTATCGTTGGTGCAACGAAGTATCGACGCAACGAGGTGAACTAACATGAAGCTCACATACTGGTACGCAGAATGCCTTAACGATTCAGAATGCTACTCCATCAGGGAGAAGACAAAGAGCGCAGCCATCGCAGAGAAGGCAAGTCGCCACAACCCTGAAGACTATGGGCCAGTCATCAAGGTGACTGTCGAATACGACAGCGCGTTCAATCTAATGAAGGAGTGCAGCGACGAGTTCAGTATGCACTGGGAAGCACAGGCAACTCTTGCCATCAACGAGGAGAACTAACATGAGTATCAAACGAGTAGACTTTGAGTACGCACTTAGCAAGGCGATCAGTGGAGCGATAATTGAGTTCTGCAATAAGAAGAAATGCGACCAGCCTGCAATCGATGCGCTGGTGGATGAGGCATGGCAATGCCTCAATGGAAAATCGCCCCACGCTTTGCAGCGCAAGCGTCGGGCGATCATCGAATGTGGGCAATCAGTTCACCCAGCGATTGCAGTGGTGAAGGATTACTTGCCCTCCAACTACACCGCCAAGGAAAGAATCGCTGGCTGGACATTGAGCGGCTACGCGGGAGCGTGCATCGAGATCGAAGGCTACGACATCGCTGGCTGGACACTCGATGACTATGTCATCCCTCGCCTAGCATCAGGCTTGATAGTTGCGACTGAGGTTTTTGACAATGACGAAGACTGAAGCTGAAGCAAAGGCGGAACGCCTCAACGAACATGTTGGGTTGTTCTGCACCGTGACAAGGATCCTGCCTGTTAGTCAGGATCCAATCGTTCCGGGTGATGAGGGATGGGATGTTCTTGTCTCTGTCACCGTGGCTGATTAACTAACGGGCTAGCTGATCACTAGTCCACCCACTTCGGAGCGACGGCACTGCTCCTACAAGAGAAAGGATGTTCACTTTGATTGATTCTAGGATTCGCATTGGCAAGTGCGGATCCCATGAATTTTTCAACTAACGCAGCACCAACGTGGAGAATGAAAATGAATCTGTATCTGATCAAACGCAATGACCCGGCAGACGAGATCGACTACGACGAGTTCGTAGGTCATGTGATCGCAGCGCGTAACGTGAAGGATGCTAGGCGCTTTGCTGCTGACGAGCAGAGGCTCGACGAGTCACTGCGACGGACATGGCTCACGTCAAAAGAGGATAGACTTTGTTACCCGTGCTTTTCGACCGCCACTCTACTCGCGTCCGGCGTTGACCTTGAAGAAGGGATCGTTCTCTCTGACTTCAATGCGGGCTAGTAGCTAGATGTTTCAACATAGAAGGCACACTCCATTAGGCGTGTGCCTTTTATTGTTGATGCACTTCGTATCAACTAACGCAGCACCAACGTGGAGATAGAATGTACAACTATCGAATGGTCAAAGACGGCAACTCATTCTCTGTCATGGAAGTTTGGTATGACGACTCGGGCAAGCCGGAAAGCTTTACCCCTGTCCGATTATCAGAACCCATCCATGAAGAACTTCTGAATGTAAAGTGCGAAGGCTGTGCCACTGACAAAGAGAAAGATGATGCTGCTCGTTTCCAGATCATCAAAGAACTAACAATGATCATAAACGATCTATCGAATGATGCGGCACCACTGATCAACAAGCGACAACAACAGGATGTTAGGGTGGGGTCGAGCCCAGAGCAGATGGAAAGGTTAAGACAAGAGTTGTCAAACCAGCAGGGTAGCTGCAAAGGGGATGAATCATGATCGAATCGATCATCACTGTCACTGCGTGCATGGCATTGTCGTATGCCCTCTGCCGCTTGGCTTCCAACAACTTCAAGGGGTATTAGATGCCTGACATCAGAGTCACTGACATCTTCAACTTCGTCGATGCGTATGCCAAGGCGGCAGGCGTTAAGATGACCGAAGAGTTGAGAGAGTGTGCCGCGAACGTCGTAGCCCATGACCTCAACAAGGCTGGGGTGTACGTCGAACCTAGTTAGTAGAACGAAGGGCGAACTCCCTTCCATCTATCGGTGTCCATTCATCAGTAGATGGAAAGGCGTTGTGTCTTTCACTTAAACAACAAGAGGAACTAGTAATCATGAAACTTTCTACAGATAACCTGAAGCCCCTATTGGAGTGCTCCTTCAGAGCGCAACTTGATCCTGACAAGGTCAAGCTTAACAAGCAGCCCATCCTCTGCCTGCATGGCAACCCCGGCGTAGGAAAGACGGGAGTAGTGAAGGCTGTGTCGGACACGCTTGCCGACACGGTCGCGACTAACGAGTTCATCGGTTCGTCATACGGGACCGAGGACTTGGGCATCGGCGTACCTAACGCCGCAACCAAGCTGATCGATCAGTACAGCACTGGCATTTTCTTGGGGAAGTTCCCCGGAACCGAGGATGCCGATCTCATCGTGATCTTCTTCGATGAGCTGGACAAGTACAGTGGTGACGTTCAAGCCATGCTTCTCTCTCTCATCGAGAGCAGGAAGTTCCATGGCGAACTGATCGATCCTCGAATTGTCTTTGTCTGCGCCATGAACCCTGTCGATGGTGGCGGTGAGTCGGATCTCATTGCTCCATTGCATGAGCGCCTAACACACATCTCTTGCGAAGTTGACCCCGAAGCTTGGTGTGAGCTTGCAATGCAAAGCAATGTGCATCCTGCTGTTATCGGGTTCATCCACTGGCAGTGCTGTGGTAGTCACTCCGCTGCGGCGCTCAAGTCCTTGTCGAACTTTGACCCGGACACTTCTGACCTGAACACCTCTTCGCCTCGCGCATGGTTCAAGGCGTCCACGTTCATCGAGGATGACTTGCCCCGTCCGCTTCTTCGCGAAGCACTGGCCGGAACTATTGGTGCCGTTGTCACTGAACAGTTCATGTCCTTCATGGACACATACCTAACAAACCCTCCGCCGACTCTCGATGAGATCATCGAGGATCCTCAGGGTGCAACCCTGCCTTCTGATCATGCGACTACGTTCGCTGTGATCTCCATGCTCGTTAGTTATGTGGCGAGCAAGGGAAAGCGGGCACGCAACAAGGACGCCATCAAGACGTTCGTTGTCGATGCCATCGTTGAGTACATCGAGCGGATCCCACATGAGGCTCACCGACTCGTCGCTATGCAGCAGTGCATGAAGGCGAACCCGCTGTTCGCAGAGAACAAGTCCGACATTCTGGCACGTTGCTAGTTCGTCGAACCCATCTGGACAAAATCAACTAGGAGTACAGACATGTCCAATACCAGTACTAGGATCAACATCGAGGCAGGTAGCCTCCCTGATCGTTTCGTTCTTCGCAGGTTCAAGAGCGGCACGATGAGCGGATGGCGAACCATGAAGGAAGCTGGCCTAACTGTTGCCGAGGTTCATCAGATCTCTGATGCACGTCGAGCCAAGTCCAGCATCAACATCTTCGCAACGCCTGAACTGGAGGCGACGAAGAAGCACATGAAGCGTTGTCGGAACTTCTTCGACCACAGCAACATGTCGTGGGGAGACAACTGGCGACTAATCGCCAAGAGTAGGCTTGATCAGCAGTGGGAATGGGAGGACTCGGTTAAGACCGAGAACATGAACCTGTACCGTCTGGCGATTGAGTCTGTTAGGGATCGCAAGGAGCGAGACCGAATCGAACTGAGTGAGGGCGGGAAGGCCAGCCTCTACAATCCGGGCCTGTACCCAAGCGAGGAAGTGATGCTGGACTCGTATGTGTTCAGGTTTGAACCCGGCGTTGTCCCTGATCCGTCACGCGATGTTAGGTCTGGGTCAAGCCATGAGCAGACTGAGCGGTTCCGCAATGAGCTTGCAGACTCTTACAATCGTCAGGCTCGCGATGCCCACAACACGATGCTGAAGCGCATCATGGAAGAGGCTTCTCACGTCGAAGAACGGTGTGATGGTTACACCGGGAAGAGGGCAGGGTCTTTCAATGACACCCTGATCCCTCGCCTGATCAACATTGCTCAGTTGGTTAAGACTAACAACATCTACGAGGATGATGATCTCGACAACCTCTGCTCTCAGGTGATGGATGATTACGCAAACATCACCACCAAAGATCTCAGAGAGAACGAGGATCTTCGGAGGGAGGCGAGCGGCAAGGCTCGCGACATCAAGGCTGCTCTCAACAAGCTGAAGTCCAGCAAGTACTAGTCTTGCACTAAGGGGGGAGGGGCGTGGTGCCCCTCCCCTCTTGGGCTTCCGACAACATGGAGAATCAAATGATCAACCGACTTACCGATGAGCAACTCATTAGATACTTCTGCAAAGTAGTATCCGACAATGGCTTTCTGGCACCCGTCGCATTTCGCCTAACTGTAATGACGGCTAGCGAATGGAATGGCAGGCCCGTCAAGACAGCAGCAACGAACGGGGAGTACCTGTTAGTTAACCCTTATTGGGCTACGGATCTCACTCCTGCTGAGATCATGGGAGTGATACTCCATGAGATCTGGCACGTCGCTGCTGGACATCCTTGGCGGGGGGTTGGGTACCCGCCTGACCAATCTAACATCTGCATGGATCATGAGGTTAACGGCTTCTGCCTCGACTCCGGTGCAACCCTTCCTAAAGATCGGATCTGGGATCCCAAGTACCGTGATTGGAAATTCGAGCGCATCTATGAGGATCTCTTTGGAACCCCTCCTGAGGAGAACGATGATGACTTGATCGTTGAGCCTCCCGAAGGGGATGACAAGGGTGAGCAATGTGAGGAAGGGAAGCAACCTGAACAGGGTGAACAGGGTGACGAGTCAGGGCAAAGTGAAGACGCGGGTACTGGCGAGTCAGGTGCCGAAGGCCCCGCTTGGGGTGAGGTTTGGGATGCTAGTCACGAAGACGGCACGCCACTTACTGAAGAGGAGTGCCAGCAGGCACTGGGTGATCTTGCTGAGGAGATCATCCGAGGCGAGACTGATCGCATCCGAGCGGGCGATCAGGATGGGTACGGTGGTAGCGCGGTGATTGATCGTGTTATGCGTCCGAAGGCGAACTGGGCGAAGCGCATCTCTGCACTGGTCAAGAAGACCGGCAAGGTCATCGGCTCTACCTATCGCAGGCCAAGCCGGAGGACGATGGCGACCGGAGTCATCTCTCCGCACAAGATCAAGTCGAGCATCGACGAGATCGTGTTCGCAGTGGATGTCTCGTACTCGGTAGACATGGTTAGGCTGCGAGTCTTCTTCGATCATTTCGAGCGACTGCGTGAGACTATCTTCATCAAGAAGATTCACATCGTCCCGTTCACCACTGTTGCAAGCAACGATGCAGTGCAGGTAGTGAGGCATGGGCAGAAGCTTCCTCGCAAGTTCCAGATCGGTGGAGGCACTTCCTTCGCTCCGATCTTCAACTGGCAGAGACGTTATGCCAAGCGGGCAGAGATGGTGATTGTCTTCACCGATCTCGGCTCCAACGATTACGGGCGCAAGCCGAAGTGCCCAGTGCTTTGGGTGTCCTCTGATCCAATCAACAATTACAATCGACCTCCGTTTGGTTCGGCAGTCGAGATCGATACAACTAGGAGGGGTTACTGATGAGTGTCAAGTTTCAAAACTCATTCAATAAAGAGCGTTACGCCGAGTGCAATCTATGCGGCGAAGGCTATTGGGGATATGACATAGAAATATACATGGATGATGTGGTGACGCGGGACGAAAGCTTTTTATTCTGCCATGAGCATGTCCGAGAGGCTTCGAGGAAGGCTAAAGACACAAGCTTATTGACATCGACTGAGATTGTTAGGCTCGTTAATGCATTAAGAAGAGAGGATGACTGATGCCGTTGGCACCGCGCGCTCGTTGGGATAAAAGAGTGGGGGATTGGAATGTGATATGGATCGCAGAAGATGAGGACGGAGTAATAAGGAGGTATGCAAGATCCGCTAAGGATCTAAGTGAAATGACTAAGCTCTTGGCAGAAGCATTCGAGTACGGCGCAGAAAGCGTGCAGTTCAAGAAGGTGTGGGAGTAGCAATGAGATACGGAAAATTTGAATCAATGAAATTAATTCAACGTCACAACACTGATTGCGGTGTTTGGGATTATGAATTCATGGCAATGGAAGTTCAGTTAGGGAAGGACAACGCAGTGTTAGTTAGCTGGGATTCAGGTGAGACATGGGAGGAGGATCCGTGCGCTGACTTCTATCCATTCGCAGGAAGGATCACCTATGTCCTACCGGAATAGTGGAAACGGAAAAGTTATGTGCGATGCGATCTACCCTGAAGGTAGTTGCAAGGAAGAGGCGAGGGTAGAGATACTCTCTCGTGACTTCTACACAACGGGGATGAAGGTTGTTGTTATGTTCTGTTTTGATTGTGCAAATGATGCAATCAGCAGCGGGATGTTTGAACCAGTGATTGATAAAGATATCGAGGAGGCAGGGTAATGGACAAGATCATTCTAGTTTCATTGATGATGTGTGTTGGGTGTGCTTCGACTGGGCCAGCTCAGGTTAACCCGTGCAAGGAAAGAAGCTTTGATGAGTGGCTTTCCTACTATGACTTAAAGACTAAGGCCAACAGCACATGGCCTGAAAAGTACGGGCCTGCTTTCTTCTGGCTAGAAGATGTCGCCCATGCTTGTTACCCAGACAGGTTTGATCACGAGGTAGAAGAAGTCGAGGATGAGCCAGCACACAGCACTCGCTGTCGAGACCTGCCTTCAGCAGACCTTGAGCCTAGCTACATAGCAGAGTGTGACCTTCTCGTTTCCGAACCTTTCGATGAGATCAAGATGGACTAAGCAGAAACCGAAGGGCTGACGCCCTTCCATGTATGCATGTTAGGTTGTAACATGTGTACATGGATAGGCGTCTTGCTTATCAAAACTACTTGAGGATATTACAACATGAAGTTCATCGAACTAACGCAAGAACCTTGCTGGAGTAATGACAAGAGTGTCGCATACGAAGCACCTGACTCAGTGGCCTTGACTGAGACGCATAATGGCAAGATGAAAAACATCAGGATATTCGTGCCAAACTCCATGATCTCAGAGAGGGATGGGGATAGCTACATCTCTTCATGGCTTGTCCAGAAGAAGAGAATTCAACTCAAGAACTTGGGCTATCCAGAGCATTCAGTTGACCAATTCTTGGATGGACTTGCCTTCGGAAAATCATTCGAGAAGGACGATGAACGCTTTAAGCTTGTGAAAATCTTTGACTTCCTAGACAAGGCCAGCGCGAACCTTGATACACCCAAGATGATATTCGACACCTCGTTCGGGAGACTAAAGATTAACCGAGCGGGATCGAAGTCTAAGCACGAGGGCAAGATCTTTGTCACCAACGGAGGGGATTGGGGATCTGAAGATCGACTCTACTACGGTGCCATTGATCTGTCTGGATTGTACACGCCAACTAACATCGTGACCAAAGAGATCAAAGATTTTCTTTTGGAAGTCAATGAGGATCCTGAAGGATTCACAACAAAGTCCGGCAAGACATCCGGCAACTGCTGCTTTTGCCAGAGGGCACTTACGACTGAGAGAAGCAAGGAAGCAGGATACGGACCCGGATGCTCTGGTAAGTACGGAATGAAATACTAACACGAAGGAGAATGAAAATGCGTAGAAAGGGAAGAGTGGTCAGGGTTATCACAGAGGCTACTGCTGGTAGTCACGGGAAAGCCGGGGGGAAGACGATTCAACTAGCCACCTACAAGAAAGTTCCCGGTAGAGGTTCGACTAACCCTCGCAACAGGAAGTCGATGAAGTCTAAGCGTTAGGCCGACCAGCACCCGTAGCTCAGTTGGATAGAGCGACTGCCTTCTAAGCAGTGGGTCGCAGGTTCGAGTCCTGCCGGGTGCGCCACTAACTTGAATGGAGAAAAAAATATGAGATTCGATGGTGAAGATTACGTCCCGCCGCGAGACAATCCCAGACTGACATCGCAACACCAAAGATTGCGCTCGCTTATGCAGGACGGGGAGTGGAGAACTCTCCGTGAGATCGCCCAGCAAACGGGAGATCCTGAAGCATCAATGTCAGCGCAGCTCAGGCACCTCAGGAAAGAACGATTCGGAGGGCATCAGGTTGAGCGACGACACGAGGGCGGCGGGCTATACGAATACAGGGTGATGACACTCAGTAGCCCTACCCTCACGGAAGGAAGGAAGGATAAGTAAGCATGGGAAAAGTAAAGGACATGGACTCTCGCGAATATCGAATGGCTCAGATGAGCGACCTAATCTCGGATATATCCTCTGCGATAAATCAGTTAAGCATAACGATGAGAAGACTATCCGACATGCAAGAGGAGTTCGACGAAAGAACCCGGAGGGAGTCGGAGGTTCAGTCAACGATTGATAATAGTGAGTTCACCAAAGACTTAGGCAGGATGATAGACGATGCTTTTGTTAGGGAACTAGGCCAGAGGTCACAAGGTAAGATCTAGTTAAGTGTTAGTCGCTGTGCTACATTGGCAACTAATTCAAACAAAACCTACAAAGGTAAGGAGTTAAATCATTGGACGCTGCTCAAAGACAATTGGTAATATCACTACCAAAGAATCGCGGAGAAGAGATGAAGACCGCACTCAAGCAGGTAGCCCAGAAGGATCACCGGACGGTAAGTAATCTGACGTTCAGAATTCTCCAGAGCTGGCTAGAAGAGAACGGTCACATACCGGAAGAGCGTCAAGACTGAGGGGGGGTGGGTAGCATGAGGGATGAAACTCTAAATGACTTATTGAGGATGATACCCGACTTGCGTTTCAAGTCTGTCATCGCACTGTCATCGGGCGAAAGCCTCTATGCTATCGAGCAGGCCCTTGAGTCTGAACTAATACAATTTGTTCAGATGAATGGGGAGAGTGAATCCCTACAGTATGTGGTTGATTACATCATTTTAGATATATCAGATAAGCATGGCGGGGATATCTGCTTGCCGAATTAAGAGGGAGAGTAATTTGTTTTCGGTAATGAACACGGAAAAAGAAATCGTGATGCAACTAGATTCTATCCGACCGAGCGAATCAGATGGCGAGGAGGAGTGCCAACAGCCAGAGTCAATACTGGTATGCTCAGATGGTAGTGTCATCGTTGGATTAGGATCGACTTTGATTGATGTTATTTACTGGTATCCATGCTTTGAGATGATCCCATACTTTTTGGAATCACAATTTGACATAGACCAATATGTGGCCTGCGAACCAACAGTGAAGGAGTTATCGACTCATCACTTATTAGTCGGACCACTTCAGTAAGAAAAGGCCCCACCAGTTAATTCTGGTGGGGCCTTTTTTTGTTAGAACTGAGAAGCAATAACCCTTCTTGGGTCTCGGTAACGATCAGTCCTGTAGTGCCTAGACAAAGTCTTTAACGATGGAGCCAAGAGCTTCGACGCAACTTGAGCAAACTCCTTCCGTTCAGATTTCTTGCGAGGGAACTGATGGGCAGAGTCGATGAACTTCATCAGTATGTTCGCCCTTCTCTCACCGCAACCATTGACCACGGACCTATAGGCATTCGAGAATGCCATCCGCCTCTCAGCCATATGGTTGGCTGACTTCTTAGCTGGCTGATGGACGCCATCAGAGTCTAGAGAAGGACTTGATATGTACATGCCAGACTTAGAGACATCCTCCATGAATAACACGGAAGCCTCATGCAGAGGCTGCTCTATCAAAAACTCAACAAACATAACATCAAAGATTGTCTGGTCGGAAACCTTAACCCTCTTGATGTACCCCTTTATATCGACAGACTCCTCAGTCAATAAGAACTTATCGCGCTGTTCGTCGTTGACTAGTATCTCAGATATCAAAGTCATCGAAGTTTTCTTGCGGCGCTTTCGAGAACTCCTTGGCATGCACACCCCCACTGTAGTCAACTGAGAAATTACCGTTATGCGGATTGAAGTGAAGCTCACAGTCCCCAACGGAACCAATCCAAGGGAATCGAGCCTTCCAGCACCTGAGCTTGGAACTACCTTCATCCATTCGATCAACCGTTAACCCTGCATCAGCAATGTTGAAGAACGCCGACGAACCTGCGACATCGTAACCACTGGGAGATGGTGTACTCCCATCCGGTGCCCGATACATCTTGGTTGGGTGAGCGCATAATATCACTGCACAGTCATGCTCCTCTGCGAATTGCTTCAAGCCAACAAGAAGTTTGTTGATCTGCAACACACCCTCTACGCCATCCTCTGCCGTAGTGAGGAAGTTGTACGGATCAATCTGGACAATGCGAGCCCCTGTCCTCATGATAGAGATTGCAGCCCTCTCAAGGACAGAACTAATGGAGGTATCCGATGTATCCAGAAAGGTGAAGTTGTTCTGGACCCAGTCGAGGGCAATGTCTAACTCACCCTTCGACATCTTGTACTCACCGTGGAATGGCTTGCCCAAGTAGACTGCCGCCATCTGTAATACATGTATCTCGGTTGGAGTCTCCGCTGAGAGGATGACTGAGCCCCACCCGGTACGACTAGCAAGATTGACTGATAGCCATGTAAGAAATGAACTCTTACCTGAGCCGGGTATGCCAGTCATAATCGTTAGGGTTTGCGGGTTCACACGATAGATCTTGTCCAGATCAGCGATGCCCATCGAGATACCCCTATCCATACCTCCCTCGAATAGCGAGACAGCAGACTCTCTGAATTCCTTAGCATCCCTAATGCCACTGACAGGCCAAGGCGTAGCTCTGATCAACGTACTAGCTAATGCGTCCTTGCCCAGCCTGACGAGAACATCATTAGCATCCTTGCACCCGTCATCATAAGAGACAACCCAGCACTTACCCCTGCCGACCCTTCTTACAATCTCCTCGGCAAGGAGAACCCCCGGCTCATCGGAGTCCGTCGCGATGATCACTCTGTCTGCGATCTCAATCTTATCCCTAGCACTCAGTAAGTACTCGTACTTCCTAGACGAGGTGCCTGTGCTGGGCTTATTGGGAGCGCCGCTAGGAACACTTACGGCGTACACGCCTACCTCTCGATAAGAGAGCGCGTCCACCTCCCCTTCGCAGATAACCAAGTCACCACCATCGAAGTTCTCGATGCCCCACAGTTCCTTGGCCGCGCCTGTCTGACTAAAGTTCTTCTCCGTGTCCCGCCACTTAACAGCAGTACTCCCGTCGGAGTGGTTGTACTTGAATCCAATGCATTCAACTTCCTCCCCTCGACCTCTCATCCAAACATTGGAACAGACCAAGTCCGCGAGCGAGGCAGTCTCCTCAGAGATCGCTCGCTCTTTAGATAACCACTCAATGTACTCACTGGAGATAGGTAGATACTCAACATCCTCCCCGTCTTTCTTTGATGCATTGTCTATAGAAATAACATTCGTCTCTTTCAAGCTGTATTCGTATTCCATATCTGCCCCCCTACCAAAGTTAACCCTCCCTTTCTCGTCGCAATGATGACAGAGGAATAGTGCGTGATCATTCTCGACCCTCACGCTCAACGTCCTCTCCCCCTGCTTTCTCCTGTCTGGACCGCAAGAAGGACAAGCGGACCTTACGTTACGATTCGTTCCTTGAGGAATGATACTACTGTTAATAAACTCAGCGATTGCGCTGTTCAATATTCGCCACCTCCATAGTTAACCTCTTCATCATATCTGTACATTGATTCGCGATACTAGACCTCGCTGGGCCTGAAATGTCATCGACCCTCATGAAGACATCTTCAACCCATTCCATTTCCCAGCCAGCAACTTCACACATCATGTTGAAGTCGTCGCTATGCACCCACACCATTACTTTCTCTTGAACTTCTCCTGATCCATTGCCCAAATCCTTGAGTGCGAAATGGATGACACGCCGAGCGAGTCTTGAAATTCCGGCAGTGGGCGCACAATTATCTCGCATCGAGGGTTTCTCCTATCAAGTCCCCAAAGCGCCATCGACGCCTTGACTTGACGATCATTGTTGTATGCACGTCCTTGCAATAGATCTTGAACCAGATCGATACACGCAAGATCCGGCCTGCGGCTCGCGTACCAGACATTGACTTGCAGGGAGACATCGCAATCGAATGGCTCTTCCATGCCAGGGCATTGTTCATCAAATCCCTTTGAATAGTCCAAAGCCTTCTTTGACTTGATGATCCTTGGACTTCCATGAATCTTAATGATCCTCCTCTGGTTCTTGGCGCTAGCTGGCTCACCCTGAATAACACAACGAAATTCGTTTTCCACCATTGCAATAACCTTTTAAGTAACTAACATGCTTTTAACTTAACGAAAGGAAGTGTCCACTGTGAACACTACGAATAAACACAAACTCCCCAGAGTATTTGAGAAGTTCATGAGCGAGAACGAGTACTCCAGAGGTGACTCGGATATATCGATCACCTCCCTGATTGACAGTCCTCAGGTTTTCCGACTGAGAAAGAAGCATGATTCGGATATCACGCAAGACGTTAGTGATCAAATATTTTCTATCCTTGGGACAGCCGTTCACGCTGTGCTTGAGCAAGGCTGCGATGAAGATGCAGTTGCTGAGGAGAGAATATACCTAGACCTTGATAACGAGGACGGATCTCGCCTCAAGATCTCTGGGGCTATCGACCTGCAAACGCCATGCAGGGAATGCAAGGATGGTTGGATCATCAGTGACTACAAGACATGTTCAGCCAACACTTTGATCTACGCACAGGAAGGCAAGCCTGAGTGGCACCGTCAACTGAACTGCTATGCCCAGTTAGTTGAGGAAGGGAAGGGCGAGAAGGTTTGCGGGATTGAGATCATTGCAATCTGCCGAGACTGGACAGCCGCCAGATCTAAACAAAGTGGTTACCCTGACTCTCCGGTGGTTCGCCTGCCTATCCCCCTATGGAGCAAGGAGAGGCGCGAGGATTACATCAAAAGCAGAGTCGAGGCTCATCGGGACCAAGGGGTGTGCAGCGCACAAGACAGATGGTCGAAGCCGGGTAAGTACGCGGTCGAGCGAGAAGGGAGAGTCAGGGCAGTTCGGATACTAGACACAAGAAAGGAGGCTGAGGAATACATTTCAGACTTGAGGGGCGATGGATATTCTGTTAGTTATCGCCCTTCAACACACATCAGGTGTGAGAACAATTACTGCCAAGTGGCTGACTTCTGTGATCAATGGAAAGACATACAAGAAAGTCGGTAAGAGGAGAGTAAGAGATGGCAGCAAAAAAGGCTGACGCAACAAAAGAAAATCCCACACCTAGGGAGGTATGGGAAACACTAAGCTCGATCAACGTGAACGAGCATACAGAGTCAAAGATGAACTTGACCTACTTGTCGTGGGCGTGGGCATGGAAAATCCTAAAGGATAACTATCCGAATGCAGCGTATGCTTTTCAAGCATGGGGAGATAGTAATAGCCATGTGGATTACATGAAGTACCCCGACGAAACTGGGGCAGTTCAATGCACCGTCTACATAGGCAATCTCGTAAAGGAATCTATGTGGTTGCCAGTGATGGATAATCGTAACAATGCCATCAAGAACCCCAATGCAAGGCAAATCTCAGATGCTAAGATGCGATGCCTTGTTAAGTGCATCTCGATGCTTGGCCTTGGCCTGTACATTTATGCAGGTGAAGACTTGCCGGATGACCTATCGCCGGAACCGGAGAAGCAGGTTAAGCCCAGCAAGGCCGATCCTAAGCCCAAGGTTGTCGAGCAGATCCCTGAGGTTGGCGAAGAAGACAAGGTCACGCTGACCTTTGTCGAGTTTATCAAGGAAGCCGAGACGGTTGATTCACTCAAGGAATTCTTCAGGGATAACCGCGAGGTGATTGATCAAATCGAGGTCACGAAGCCCGACGAGCATGCCCTCATCATGAAGGCTTTCTCGGCTAAGAAGAAGCAAATACTTGCCGCCTAGAGCGGACAAGCCAAAGCAAAGGAGTAGTACTGATGGCTGATGATTACGATAACACTCAGAATGATAGGGCTAGGTTGTTCCTTTACCCTAACAAGTTCGCTAAGAGCGACCGTCATCCTGCACTAACTGGTCCGGGTGAGATCAGTCGAGTTGCACTTAGGCGCATCGTTGACGCTGCGAAGAACTCTGAAGATGACCCGATCAAGTTGCGAGTTGCCAGTTGGGAACGTACCAGCAAGAAGGGTACCAAGTACACTTACGTCACGGTTGAGCCTGACGATAAGAGCTACCAGAAGGAAGATGAAGACGTTCCGTTTTAATGATAGGATAGTGTTAGTCAGAGAGTTGCAATAAGCAGAGTGTCTGACTTATTATAAAAAAGAAGGGGACTGGGTTAGCCCAGTCCCCTAATTTTTTGGAGAGCAATTACTTGGAAGATACAGAGTTTGACCCAGTTGATGGGCCGGATCATTATATTCGCGGTCGAATGTATGAACCAGTTAAAGTGATTGAAGACTGGGGATTGAACTATCACCTCGGCAATGCGCTCAAGTACATAAGCAGGGCAGGCAGGAAGAACGATTCAGATCAGGACATTAGTAAAGCAATCTGGTACTTAGGGCGCTACTTAGAATTCGAGAAAGAGAAACGTGAAGAACGTCAAGCAAAACTGGAACGAACTTAACTACACAAACATATCGTTCACACCACAGATATCCAACATGACTCCGAGGGATATTAAGTTCTTTAGGAACGGATTCGAGTCCGCTTTCAAGTTGTTAAGTGAGTACGTCGAGGATGGAGTGGATATGGATACGGCAAGAGAGAACGTCGAGAAGATAATGAGTATTGAAGTTGTTGATGTTGCCAAGGTGACTAACGTCAAGGAGAAGAGATAGAACCACAGTATCTCTCAATTTCAGAAACCCATATCTCAAGATCCACAAAGCTGTTACTCAGGATAATAATCTCTAAATCCCTCACCGCATCCCTGCTGATGGCAGGGCACGGTGGGGGATTTTTTAGTTTATGGCTTACGCACCCTAGACTTAAGGCGAGCAATAAGATCATTGCCACGGGCAAGCGGACGAGACATGCCAACCTGCATTCTCTTAACAATCTCAAGTTTCTTCTCAGCACTGCTCGCCCTCCTGTAGGCATCCGAAGCTACGCCAGCAAGGTAGACCAAGAAGAATACCAACAGGCAAACAAAGAATAGAACGCATCCTATAACTAGTAATGAATTCATAACATCTAAAACCTATTCACTGTTCTTGGCATTCCCCAGATTGAGTGCCAGTACATCGACAACCTTTCTGATCTGAGCAATCACCCCCGATGCAGCGGAAGCCTTCGGGAAGAGTGCGGCCACTGCGGCAGCGACAGACACTACTGTTGTCAACACGTTGAAGATCCCACTTACGTTCTGAGCTATCCATTCCATTTTTTAATCCTATTCAAAGGGGAAGTTCTTTGATGCATCGCTCCCACCCCCCTCCATGAAAGCGTCAATAATTTCACCATAGGCAGTCCAGTATACCGGACCATGCTCTGGCCTATCAAACTCAACCCTTGCGGGGGGCCACAGGTAAGCATGCGTGTACTCATGAAGGACCGTCTCGATAGCTTGAGATATCTGTAGACAGTTTTTCATAGAGATATGTATGACGAACCTATTCCTCTCCCTGTATGTCACCCCGTACCATCCCCTGGATAGCTTGGTTGCATTCCCTGCCTCTGCGGGCGCATAGTCAGGGAACCTAACAACGCACAACTTTCCGCAAGGCCAAAGAGACTCAGCCCATTTCAATACCTGGGTGCATCTCTCCTTGCGATTCAACCTAGGCATTGATTGTTTGAACTTTATCCACGGTAGAAGTCTCGTGATTAACAAATATCAATTGCTGGCTAGGAGGTTCCGGCCTAAAGCCTGAATCATTTGCGTAACCGTTATGCCCTACGGTGCTTCCGTTGCTGACGTGAGAGAAGAACGGTGAGGAAATAACATTAGATGAATGGTAATGGCCCTGGATCCAGAGGTTGAAGTCGTAGATCTTCTGCTGCTGGACTAGCCACGCCCATCGCGGCACCATCGCCCCGGCTGCGTTCTCTTTCATAGCCGCCCCCCTAGCGTGACCGTGGTGAGTCAGGGTGACGAAGTCCCCCACGCGCACAGGCGTGTAGTAAGTCCTAGCTATATGCCAATCAGGCTCAGGGTAAACCTGAGATAATCTATGATAGATAGCGGTGTCGTAGCTTCTGTCAGAAGACATCCCCATCTGCATTTGCTCGGTGTCTCTGTCATGGTTAGACACGTCTCCAGTAATTGTGACTGAGTCGCATGGTTGCTTGGGTAGCAATCGTCCAAGCTCTTCATGGAGCATTGAGTAAACAATCTCCATCTCCACCAATGGCTCATGCGGCGTGCTTCTCTCCATCTTGTAGTGAAGATCGGCATTAACCATGAAGTCGCCAAGCAATGCTATGTGAAGATGAAATAGATCAGATTGCTTCGCCTCTGCCTTTAACGAGGAAAGAGCCTGATCCAGTACGGATCGGACTCTCTCTCTGCCTATCTCTTCATTGTGTTCATTAAGATTACATGTCGTCTTGGGGTTAACTAACTCCGTAAGATGTATGTCCGACAAGGCTATGATCGCGCTCTTGTGAACCTTGCCTTTTCTCCGGGGGACTTTCTTTTTCTTCGGATCAGCTAATGACTTTAAGTTCTCCAGAGCGTTGACCCTATCTCTTAGGAACTCGTTCTCCTTATCTATTTGCTTGAGGTAAGTCTTCATCCTCCTTATCTCAAGTCTCTCCTTGGAATTAAAAAAGGCACGCAACCCACTAACCCCGTTGCTACTAAGGACATCACTTGCTTCTTGCTGAAGCGATTCGGCCTGCTCAAGTATCTCTTCTACTTGATCAAGTTCGCTCTTTTTCTTCGACATATCTTCTCAACGCCACACGGACAGTAGTGATAGAACCGGGAGGCCCGCCTAGTACTTCCTGGCATTTACTAATAACATGCGCCAAAGGAAGACCCCTAAGCACTGACTGTTTCACAGTCTCGATGAAGACACCCCCTTCGTCTGGGTTCTCATCAATCCACTTGTCTACCTTGTTTTTTCGCACAGCTCTAGATTCTACACTAGCAATGATGTCATCAACGCTAGGTATCTTCTTCCCCAAGCTTTACCCCTGACCACCAAATGACTTCGGCATTCTTGAGAAAATTCTTATCTCTCTCCTGCGGAGGTTTCGCAGACGCTCACCCTTCTCTTCCCTGGAAAGACCAGACACTCGTATAAGCTCCCTTTGAGCCCTAATAACCTTCAGAGCCTTGTCTACTTCCCTAACGTAGGATCTAGCCCTGAGTGCTTCAGAGTTTTCTCTCCGATACTCATTCACCCTTGAAGGGTCGCGAGTCTTTAATTTGTTAACCGTAGTAACTACGCGGGAAACTTCATCTTTCATACGGTAGTAATCCTCCGCATAACCTCTGCCAAGGTTATTAGCTAGGAACCGTCTGAAGAAAGGCTTTTGACTAACAAGCTCCCCAACATTGTCAGTCAGACCAAAAGCTGGCCTATTAATAACAATGTCAGTAACCAAGTCTATGTAGTTCCAGCCTGACCCAATGTATCCTCTCATCAGATTGTCTATCTCAAGAGGAGATATCCCAGCCCACTCGGGCAACAGATTGCCGGTAACCCTAGCAAGAGCCGAGGTGCTTCCCCTGTACTGCTGCGCCTGATCCATCTTCTCCATATAAAAGGGAACGATGGGCTGACCAGTGAAGAAGTTGTAGTTGGTTGTCTGCTCGACTAAGGGTCGAATAGCTTGAGGGAGCGGGTTAAATGCCAAGGTGTTGGCAATGGAGTGACGCACCGCTCGCAGTCCTTCACCAGTAGACTCTCCAAGTGCTAGGCGAACTAGCTGCTCAGGAAGAACCTTGAGAAGAATGCCCGCCTCGAATGGAATAGGGATGGCTGCGTACTTATTATCCTCTGTAGCAAGCGGACCAAGAGATATTAACCAGTTATCATTCCGCCGGTACTCCGCTTGGTTCTCGAAATCATCGTCGTCTATCCCGTGCATGAGGGAGTAGAGGACGCCAGCCCCGAATACCAAAGAAGCACGATGCATCAATGCTCTTTTTGCTTCATCAGGATCCACGCCCAGAGTGTTCTCACCGTTGTATGCGTTTCGGTAAAGGACATCCATGCCCTGGATGCGGGCGTTAAGGAACGGGATCGTCGCAGTCAAGAACCTCAACATCGGAGAGTTGCCCCTCCGGCTGAAGTTTAAAACTTCCATTGCCTGAAACGCGGCCTGACCTGTGGCGTGAGTATCAGCGTACTGAGTTAGGGCTTCACCAGTGAGACCTTTTTCTTTACCTTGCTTTCTAAACCTAATCAGCTCGCGATCATAAGTCCTCTCGAATACACGCTGACGAGCAGACGACTCAGAGAAGTTTCCTACGTCGCCAAGGAGATCCCAAGTCTTAGTCAGGATTTCAGGTACAGAACCAGCGGAAGAGATCTTGCGACTGAATCGTTTTTCAATACCTCTGAGATCCACATCTTTAAGCTCTAGCCCACCGACAGCCCCGGCTTTAGTTAGCCTTTGCTGAGTAGACTTTCCGCCCTCTTCTCTAGCCATAGTGTCATTGAAGATTCTTTTAATAGAATCAGTCGTTGCACTAATTGGATTACTGCTGGTCCCGTGCGTTAGCCAACTCAGAATTGCATCGCGAGTAGTATTCGCAAGCAGGAAGTCAGGCATTCTAGTCACGCCCTCACGAAGGATCTTTGCTGGCAACGCAAACACCTTAGTGATCCCCTCAAGTGGACCCTGCCCGTCAAATGATCCAACCATCACATCGTGAAGGAAGGGATCTTTGACGTAGTACCTAACAGTCTTTCCATTCTCATAAACACTAACAGCACTATGCTCAACTTTGCGATCAGCGAAGTTAGTCTCATCGAGACGCCTTGCATCACCAGTCACAACCATGTTCCTAAGGAACCTACTGGATGCCACGTTCTTCATACCCTCATTGATGAGAGCCATCGAGTTCTTGATGGTGGACTCAATCGGATCGTCGAGGTTGCCCTCATCGAAGCCGCGGTACTTCTTGGACGGGCGCTTGGGCAACATGCTGTTAAGCATCTTGAAGTCGTCTTCAGAGTTGGAGGCTCTTCTAAACTTCTCCCTAAGTTCACCCTCCATCTCGCCGGTTGTATCCAGGTAGAACGGAACGTAGTCAGCGTACTCAAGCCAAATCTCTGCTTGTTGATCGTTCAAGACGCCAGTCTTTACAGAGAAGTCAACCAAGGACTTATTCCACTTTTGAAGGTTCGCAAAGGCAATGGCAATCTCAGGATTGTCATAACCAATCTGTAGGGCGTTATCCATGTTCTCGCCCTTGAACTGATTAGGGACAGGCTTGCCCTGCTTATCAAGCCTGTAAGCACGAACAGCCCTACCGTAGGTAAAGAACTTCTCAACATTGGAGCTGTTCATCCTAGATATGGCACTCAGGATCTTTATAAGTCCCCCATTCCCTTCATACACTCCAGGCTTTTCTACTCGCCTTCTAACAACTCCCTCCCCAGGGACAAAGATGAGCGCATCATCAGCATAGTTTTCAAGGCCCATGTCATTCACCATGACCGTGCCGTCCATCCAGTCACCACCCTCAATAGTGGTGAAGTCGATGGTTCCGTACTTGAGCATTGCCTCAAGGAATGCACCAGCCCGATCCTTCAACATCATCATCGCATATGCCGAAGTGGAAGCCATCTCAGGGATAGTCAGGCCAAGCTTTCCTTCCTTGCGGAGCTTGGCTGCGGCAGCTTTCTCATTCCTGAAAATGGCATCATACTTATCGATGTACTGATAACGGAATTCTTCCCAGAATGGAACATCTTGATAGGTTCGGAATGCGCTTGTTATGGAGTCTAAGAAGGATTGCTTATTCCCCCTCTGCCTCATACCACCCGGACTCATGTAGGCATCAATTGCCTTCTGTTCTCCAGCAGAAGAAACAGCAGCAAGGCGACTGGCAGCACGCCTACCTGTAAATGGACTGCCGAAGGATTCATTGACATCGTAGAAGTCTCTGACCGATTCGGGCTCTGCGGCTATGCCTTCACGGGGGCCAGATGCGAAACTCCCGTCCGGTGAATTCGCAGAGTAATTTTCATTAGCGTAAGCAGTAGTTACGGTGTAACGAGGGCCAGACAAATACTCAGTTGGGGTATCGGAATACTGCATAACAACAACAGCCGGTGAATCAAAACCCTCACCCTCCCAAAAGAATTTAACCTTCTTACCCCAAGGATCATAATGAGCAGAGATCTCCCCTGAAGAAAGATCTTTTGGTGAGTTCTTTAACTGCCGAAAGAAGCCCGAAAGAAACTCTTCAGAATTAGCGTATGGAGTATTCCTTTCAATGTCAGCATCATGCCTCTCGATGTGCCTCTCACCAAACAAATCAGCAGAGCCAGCGGGAATAAACACCGGTATACCGACGCGCTTATTGCCTGTAAACTTGCCAACAGGAGATATGCTGACATTACCCCAGGTTAACGCTTTCAATATTTGATTAGGATTGCGTCCTTCTGGAACTGCGTTGTACGGAGGAAGGGTGGGCTTGTCCTTATCCAAAGGACTAGCCATGTTGTCCTGAGCTGGATCACGCTTGAACTTCTGCCTTGTCAGACTTTTCCTGCCAGTCTTAAGATCAGTGCTGGCAGTGGGGGCTTCGGCGCGGTTGGCCTGATCAATCAAATCAAGGTCATCTCCGCTTGGCGCGTCATACATAACTTTTTCGGTTTCAGCATCTAACTTGATGTAAGCAACGTCAGCTTCGGGGAACGCCTTGCGGAGTTTTTGCAGCTCTTCAAAATTGCCGCCGCTCCAAAAATCTTGGTTGTAGTAAATAGTTTTAACGTTGCGGGCGTTGCCTCGGACAACCAACGATTCAGGAGTTGACATGTTATCGTCAAGATATCGAAGATCCTCACCAAACCCAGTTGGATCCATTTCAAGGATAAAACCTTCTTCGGGATCAAACGGGTTGCCGCGCACGCCACCACGTTTACCTTCAAAATCATCTGCTGATTGTCCTGATCGGTACACAGCTTCGGGAGACCAGACAACTTCTGTATCTTCAATTGCGTCAGACTTCAAACGAAAGCGAGGGGTGGGGGCTTCGGCGCGGGTGGTGCGTTCCATTACCTTGATACGGTTTTCCCTACCGACAACTTCAAAGCCCCTGCGAGAGAGAGCGGCCTCAGATACATCTGAAGTTACGGAGAGTCTCATCGTCGCATCTGGATTGAAATCCAAATACTCATCGAACCCAGCAATCCCGTCATCGATAAGGCTTCTGCCTACGCCTGAACCTTGGTGTTCCGGGGCAACTACAACATCAAACTGGTAATTGTCGCCATCGAATGACCTCCACTGCGCCCCGATCACCTCACCATTTTCGTCCCTCACTACGGAGGACAGATCCCGATCTCTGGTGATGCCCATATCCGCCTCTCTGGCAAGGGCATGGGCAGCAGCACCGACTGCCTCGTCCGAAAATTCCCCGTATTCGTCAAGGACAGATTCTACGGGGCGACCCGTAACCTCGTCGGCGGCGCGTCTCCGAGACCTAGCAGCCCTGCCTGTAGCAGCCTCGGCTTGACCTTCGACTCCACCTTCTTCCGCATTAACGGACTGGTCAACTCCAGCTAGAAGAGCTGCCAATTCAGCGGTCGGAGCAACGGCACCAGTTCTTTCGAGAGCCCTAACAGTAGAGGGCTGGAGAGTCTGATCCACATACGCTGCCTTAGTGATTTTAGCAATGAGCCGTTTGTACTCATCCTGATGGCGGCGCTTCTTGTAGTAAGCGTCACGCATCATGTCTCGCTCAAGGCGCTGGTAAAAAGTGTCACCATAAAGAATCTGGAAGACTTCATCAGAAGATCGGAACCCAGCCCCTCGGAAAGCATTCCCGGTATTAACTATGGCTCGACCCATCTTCTGAAAGATGTTCGCAGGCTTACCTGAGATGTTTCTCTTGTCGGCACCAAAGTCCTGAGCCATAAAGGCAATGGCTTCTTCGATGTAGTCATCCCTGATCCAACTTTCTGCTTCGCCCTGTTTCTTGTAAAACACATCAGCTAGCTGCTGGTAAGTAAAGTCAGACGGTAAAGCATTAAGGCCATTATCATTTAAGTAATCTCTAATCGCCTCAGGCGGAGCTTGGTTGAGCCCATTGAGAACGGACGGCTTTATCGGAGTGCGAGCAGCGGCACGCGCAAGCACGTTGCGCTCACCCCTGGTAACGAGACCGGACCTTTCTGCCCAATGGTAAAGCTCATGATCAACAAGCTTATTAGCCTCAGCAACCTTTTCCTCAAACGATAAACCGGGAGCATTTAAAGAGGGTGCGTCTAGAGCAATCTTAATAATTCCAGAAATGGGCTCATATCTAGCGTCACCACCAGTACCCGGTATTTCCTTCCCATTTTCATCAGTCTCGACAAGAGTATTAACTAACTCAATCCTGAATGAGTCAAGTCCCCTGTCTTTACCGAGGTACTTCTTAACCTCTTTCCCTAAATCCTCAGACGCGCTGCCTGACTCAGCGGGGACATCTTCGCTGATCGGGAACTTCTTCTCGGCAAAAGCAACCGGGTCTTCTCTGAGTTCAGCAAGATCCTTGGCACTAAGACCAAGACCTTCCTCAAGAGAGCCATCTTCCGAGACTCGCCTGCCGAAAGACTCAGCACCTCCAGAAGCCTTGTCTCTGAGTCTCTGGGCTTCCGCATTAGCCTCGGCTTCCGTGAGTATCCCGTCATTCTTCTTTACCGGAACATCCCTAGCCCTAGTCTTCTTCCCACTCTCTAGACCAGTTTCATACTCAACGACTCTGAAGATATCGTCCTTGCTGGGGACACTACTTACATTCTTCTGGCCTCCTTTTTTGCGGCGCTTGATAGCCCGACTAGCCTCAGCAGGAGTCTTGTGGTAGGAGAGGATGCCACCATCCCTATCCTTGACTACCCATTCCTTGCTCTTCTTGACTTCGTACTCGTATTCGCTGACAAGTTCAGGCTCTCCCTTGGGGCCAAAGGCAGCAAGCTCAGGTCGAGTTACATTGGGAGCAATGACACGCGAAACTTCCCTCACGGAAAGCTCAGGGATACCGACAGGGCCTCTGCCTCGCTCTCTGATAGCATCGACTTCTGCTAGATAATCCTTCCTCGCCTGATCGGCTTCCGTCTTAGTATCGAATGTCCCAAGGCGTTCTAGCCGCCCACCACCTCTCTTCACCTCAACAGCGTATTTCTTTTTCCGGGCCTTGGGTGTGCGCGGAACAACTATCCGACCAGAACCATCGCCAGCAATGTCACCCCTGGCGACAGCCTCATCCAAAGCATACTGGTAGTATCGGTCATTCCTAGACTTAGTGATCTCCTTCCACTTCTCAAGGTCAGGGTAGTAGCCATTATTCTCTAGTCTCGCGTACCGTAGTACGGAGTCATAGTCACTCTGAGGAAGAATACTATCGATATCATCAGCAAGAGCAGTACCAGCAAGAGATTCCCTGAAACTCTGAGCAGCTTCAACATCGACACTCACTTTACCCCTACGAGCGCCGATGCCTTCCTTTGTCACTAAACCAAGGTCATCCAACCTATTACGGTAAGAAGAAGCAATTTCAGAAAGCTCTTCGTCTGTCGCAAGACGTTGATCAACTCCAAGAAGATTCGTCTCCTCCAAGGCGTTGAGTATGTTTTGGTCAGAGAGTTCCTTCTTATTACTATTAAGAATGGACTCCACGAGATTGAGAGCATCACCCTTGGAGGCAATGGCTAAGCTAATCTCTGCCTCCTGCACAGGGAGTGCCGAGATGGCTTGGTAAACCTGCTCAAGCTCTTGGGGATTTAAATCATCCAGCCTCGCTTTACCCACCAGTCTTCTGGTAAAGGAGTGGAACCCCATATCCCTAGACTTGATGTTGCGGGATTCAGCAGCTTGGTGAACATCCTCGGCAGTGCGGCCAGACTCTGTTAAGGGAAGTGCTTGCTCAAGGAACTGAGCGCGCTGCTCAACAGCTTGTTGCTCAAGCTTCAGAGCCTCTTCTTCCTCAGCCCTCTTCGCCGAATGCTTCTGGATCTCAAGGATCTCAGTTCTGGCATTCTCAACTGCCCTTGCTGCCTTGTTTTCCTTGGAAGCTTGGTACTTGGCATTGACCGAACCAACACCACCAAAGAACATGGAAGGCCCGATTGCAGTTAGTGCAATCTGGATGTACTCGCGAGCAGCCTCTTCGTTAGCAGGGCTGATCGGTTCACCAGCAGCAAGTCTTTCCAAAGCCTGCTGCCCAACTTCAGCAACCTCTTCCTCGGCCATCGTGGCAACAAAGCGACGGAGAGGAGTGAGGTTATCAATCCTTTCAATCTGCTCTGCCAGAGTTCTCATGGCAGTTCTTTTACCAGAACTACTGAGTGTCTTACCTACGTTTCCTACTACGAGAGATCCACCAGCAAGGAGAACCATCATAGATTCGAGTGCGGTCTGGCCTCCAGCGATAGCTATCTGACCCAGGACATCGTAGTCCTCTTCAGTCAGTTCTTCTCCGCGCTCCTCAGATTCCTGTATGGATCTTTGGAGATTGCTAGCGAGATAGTTAGTCGTCTGGGTTCCGGTGTAACCCAAAGTTCTTCCGACAGTTCTACCAATAGATGCAGCCTTATAAGCCTTGCTTGCACGGTTGGCAACATTGAAGGCACCAAGCCCCCTGCCGAGAACCGTCCCTACCCCGGTGCCCACAACAGCACCTACAGGGCCACCAAGCATCGCTCCAGCAACCGTTCCCATCCTGCCGAGGACAGCGCCACCAACCAGGGAGGGAGCCATGTATCCAATGCTCTGACCAGTGGTCTCAGTGGCAAGCTCAAGCCACTTAGCTGTGGCCGATAGTAGACCCTCATCATCATATGCCTTAGAGACATCTTCTAGAGTGGTGAGCTTTCCGGCACGCTCTGCCATCCGCTCATCAGCCTGCTTGACTCTAGCCTTGCCAGCCTCAAAAGCGTCACCGTCTCCAGTGACCCCACCATATAGAGCTTGCGCTCCACCGGGGATACCCTCGATGGAGCCCATGAGCCCACTGTAAAGAGAGGAGAAGAAAGTCCCTTCTTCTGGAGCAGGAGCAGGAGGAGTGTATGCCTCAAATGAAGATGGGAACTGTTCTCTGGCTAATCGACTCGCCTCTGCCCTACTAACACCAGCAGGAACATTCATCACAGAGTAGTCAGGTAACTGCAACTGGTAAGAGTTCTGAGGAATGTCCTCCTCAACTTCTTCAGTTACAGTCTCTTCTACATCCATAGTCCCCGGTTGGAGGAAAGGAAACTCAGACAGAACAGCAGAGCCAGGATCCTGACCAGCGGCTATCGCCTGCCGCTCAAGTTCCTCAGCCCTTTTGCGTTGCATCTCAGTCAGTGAAGTAAGGTCAAAAGACAAGTCTATCCCCTAAGGAGTACCGGGAACGGTAAGATTCACAGTGGGCGGTCTTCCACCAAGTGTAAGTAGCTGCCGTTCTAAGGCTAATATCTGAGCATTGATCTGATTCTGCTCATCTACCTCAGGCCCCATCCCCAATCGAGACCGAAGGCCATCGATCTTAGCTTGAATAGCGTCAGACGTTTCCCTTAGCTCCGTCTGAGACATTCTGGCATTAGCACCATACACTCGGGAAGTCACGTCCCCGATAGCGCGTCTATGCAGGGAACGACTATTGGCATCAGCAGCTTCCCTGGCATCCGCGGCTTTCGCCAAGGATACCAAAGCAGCAACCCGGTTCTCGTTGTAATCTTGCATCTGGCTCGCGCGGAACCGCTCTCTCTCCTCTATGGCTTTTATTCGCGCCTGACGGGCTCCAAGTATGCTCCTGTTCCGTTCCGCCTCTGCTGCCGCACCAAACTGCGCCCTCTGATCCCTGCTTTGCATCAAAGCTTGTCGGGAAGCAAGTCGGGTCTTGTTGTATTCCCTTTGGGCAGCAGCATCATCCCCGTATACCTTGCCGATACCGCCAGCCCCAGCGGATAGACCTTCAGCAAACGTAGGGGCACCTAAAAGTCCTTGGCCTAACGCCATAAGGGCTCTGCCCCTAGTGACATCAGGATTAGGAGCCGGGTTCAGTTCTTCAAGCATCGCCTCAAACTTGTCGAGGTCGCTGTAATCTGGTTTTGTAGGTTTGATTTCAGTAAGCATTTTATTGAAATCATCGAGTTTGGTGGAGTACTTCACATCAGATGGGGATGTCTCGACAATTTCCTTGAGGGAAGCAAGGTCTGTTTTAAACGACGGAGGCGTGTATTCACCGATAGATTCCTCTACTTCCGCGTAAAGATCCTTAAAGGAAGGTGGATCTCCTTCACCAGTAAAAACAGGAAGGAGATCTTGACTAGCAGTAGCTACCCCAGATCCCTCAGGAGTATCGAGACGTTTAACTCTAGGTGTCAAAGGGACAAGAACTTCTTCCTCTTCCTCCCTTGAAACCTCCGGAACCGAAACACCTAAATCTTTTTTCAACGCATCTCTTCGTGACCTCTCCGCCTGTCCACGCTCTTCCGAAGCATCCAGCATCCTTCCAACCGAAGGGCCAAGATTAAAAAGGCGAGCAGAAGGACTGTAAAAACCTTCTTCACGTCTTGGCCTAGTGCCGGGTTCGATCAAAGCAGAAAGTTCTTGAACCTGTCTAGCCATTTCCGGGGTCCTCAACCCGGCATCTCTCGCTCTCTTCAATTCCTTAAGTCTTCTGAAAACCTCTTTTTCATCAGCGCTACCCGGCTCAACAATTCGGCTTAAGCCTAAAATACCGCCGCCGCGCTGCGTTCCACGGATCGGCCGTCCCAGTTTCATGACATCACCATCATTAAATCCACGGACAACACCACCATCCCTCATCATCTGCATGGGCATGCCCTGCATAGGCATATCCATAGGAGGCCCCATCTCAGGAGGCATACCTTGCATAGCCATTTCCTGAGGAGGCATACCTTGAGGAGCGCCCATACCTGGGGGCATCATCCCTGAAGCTCCCATGTCTGGAGGCATCATCTCTGGAGGCATGGCCTGACCTACGCCGGAAAACTTGGCGAGCATCTCTTCAGCCATGGTGTTAGTTGGAGCTTGAGCTTGCTGTTCAGCAAACCTTTCTCGCATATCCGCACGCCTGTTCAACTCGGTAAACACAAGAAACTGTGGATACTGACCAGAAGGGTTTTCCAATTCTCTTGCGAGAAAATCATCAGGTAGACCCTTCAGATCATCTTCTTGCCGGATGATGCTCATTACTTTCTCCCTGCCAAATACGCGCCACCAAGAGTGCTAGCGGCACCCAAGCCTGTCTGTAAAAGACCAGGGCCAGGAGTTCTAACGTAAGCATTAGCCTGAGTAGGAACACCAGCAAGAATACCAGATAGCCATTCCATCTGATCTCTCGGGTAATTGAATTCCCTCATGTACTCGTCGAATGCAAGGTCTCGCATTGCCTGATCCATCATTTGCTGCTCTCTGCCTGCGGCACTCATAGCATCCCGCCTTTGCGCTTCTCTAGTCATAGAAGCTGTATCGAGATCGGAGTATCGGCCACCCATATCAGCGAATGCCTGCGCTTGCCGAAGGATGTTTGCCTGATTCTCGAAAGCAGCATTCTGCCGCTCCTGCGCGGCACGGAAAGCAGACTCATCACCCATTCTGGTAGCAGTGATGCCAGCGGTGCGATCTCTTTCAAACTGTTCTTGGGCATCTCGATACGCAGACTCGGATCCCCTCGCTTGAATATCTGACATCACACGACCCTGCTGGGATCGTGCAACAGCCTCATCGACGGCTTCTCGGTAACCGCCCGTTGCACCAGACGCAATACGTTCCGCATCGGATCTATTTTGCTGTCTCTTGAACTCATCAGTCGCAGCCAGCATCTGCTGATCTACAACGGACTGCGTGTAAGGGTTCATGTATTCCTGAGCTGCGTCTTGGTCAAAAGTCCCAAAGTCAAACCCCCGTTCTTGATATGTAGGATTTATAGTCTGCATGCTAGACAACCCCCCCATCGCAGCATCCATGGCACCAGACGTTGAGCCACCAAACCTATCACCCTGTTGGAATGCGTTAAACGCAGACTCCTGGGCTCTTTGCTGATATGGACTAAACCCAGCAAAACGAGGGTCCACCTTATCTACATAGGTTTCGGAAACTTGGTCAAAACCAAAAGGTTCACCACCTCGTCCACCATACGCATAACTAGATGCTTCATCCGCAAGCTCCATCAAGTGGCCCTGAAGCCAAGGAGCATACGGAGAAGCAGTTGTCACAGACTTACCCGGTGAACCACCACCCATAACTAAACCCTCATTGAAATCGAAACAGATGTGACATCAAACTCATGAAGACCATCAGACAATCTGTCGTCTTTGTTCTTGACACCATCAACTAAATTAAAATTACCTACTGCGATATTAATATCTACTATCGCATTAATCTCAGAGCATCCTCGATCAGAGGCATGCTTCCTGAGTTCATTCATACCTTCTGTCTGATTGAGGAATAACCCGTCACCCGCGCACATCGTTATGAACATCTCGCAAGATTGATCTTTCCTAACAAGAACTTCGGTAACTAGTATTGCGGAGTTGTCGCCAGACTCCCCCAGCCAAAGCTCCATTTCCCCATCGTAAATATCACGAACAACACCATCTATCCCTCCCGAATGAGGGTCTGTTCCTATGGCGTTGTGAAATTTAACAACATCAGATTCCCCAAGATCATGGGGATACACCTTTGACCATATAGGCATATATCAGACAGGCATCATCATTGAAGGGTCAACTGCCGGAGGCTGCTGCGGAGAACCATTTCGAGCCATCCGAACCGTCTCAATCATTTCCCGCATCCGCCTCGCGCCTGACCCAGTGTCTCCGTTGCCTATACCGGAGACGACATCTGCGGGAACCACATACTCACCTTCAGACAAAGCAACCTGCTCCATGCCATCAATATTGCCGGGAATGGAATCGCTCATTCCGTCACTTTGAAATTCATCAACGCCTGTTTCTATGCTGCGAATAACATGATCTTGAAGACTCATAAGTTCTTCTTCTCCAAACACTTCCACGAATTTCTCGACAGCATCCTCTGGATTCGGGTGATGACCCTCAAGAGCAGCCTTTGCTTCAAGGACAATCCTGAGCATCTCAGTGTCAGTGCCGGAGGGGGTCTGGATAGACTCCTCTTCCATCATGGACACTTCTTCCAATCTGGGATCCATCATTTCGCCACCGTCTTGATAACCCTTGATCAAGCCACCGTCTTTGTACCCACCGAAGTACCCGCCATACCCAAGACCTCCACCGTACATATTGCCGTATGGGTTGAGCGAAGCGCCCTGCGACATCTCTTTTAGACGTCCTCTCATCCACGGAGGCATCTGTGGTTGAGACATCCCATAGCCCATCCCTGACATACCCAACCCCTCATCCATCTGGCGAAGCTGGTTCATCAGAGAACTTCTCGCATCCATCATTTGCTGGCGTTGATTATTTCGATTAGTAATGGACTGATCAGACTCAATCATACTCGCCTGACCATCAGGATTAGCCTTGTTGTACTCCGCGAAATCAAGCGTAGTTACCATGCCATCATTGTTAAAATCGGAGAACGCATCATAGTTAGCGTCTCCTTTCTTAGAGTTGAGAGATCCCTGAACGAAAGACTGACCGGTGTTAGCGACAGGGGCTCCAGTCCCAATCTGAGAAGCAGGGGCTGGCTGGTAAAACATTGGCTGTTGAATCGTACCACCAGGGTTGCCCGCGCCCATGCTCTGGCCCATGAAACCACCCTGCATCTGGTTTGCGAACCCAGGCTGATTGAACCCGGCTCTCCCAGAACCATAACTTTTGAAACCGTTGTTACTTCCGCGTCCGAAAAAACCCTTGTTTTGAAAGTTTGCCGCAGCAGCGGAGCCCATACTGCCCCTACTTGGTTGTCCACCCATGACTATGATCTCCTTAGGGAGGCTAGACCACCCTGGTTAAATGGAAGCGTGACGCCTACTCTATGCATTCCACTAGGATTTACACTTGGTCTAATTTTAAACTGAACCGGTTCGTCACTCAACGGGTTATATTTCCCCGACATAGTCGGGTTCATAATTCTATTAGCGAGTGCTGAGAGTCGATTAATCTGATCCAGAAGAGAAGAATCATAGGACCGGTCCTTTTTCTCCTTACTTCCAGATCGCCTTCTCACCTCACCGCCATCTTTAGCTGCCCAACTAACACCAGATCCCGTAGTCCAAGACTTATCGTATGGACCCTTGTATCCAGCAAGATAGTCTTCCTCGTCAAACTCAGTGGGTAAAAGAGCCTCAGTCATCATGGCCGGGGAAAGCAAGTTAATAGGGTTAGAGGCAAACTCTTTAGCCTGTGCCCTCGCTGCTTCACCGAACTGTTCTTCCACGAAAGTGGATGGAACCTCCTCACCCAAAGCGGAAGCAGCTGCATCAAAATCGGCTGCGTCATATGGAAAAACTTCATTGGACACATTGATGGGGCCATCCGCAGGGGGTCCAGTGGGCACAGAGGGAACGGGATCTAGGGGGCCAGTGGAAGATGGAAGGTTACTGGAAAGGCCAGGATTTGGATCCAAGGCAAGAGGAGTAGGAGGCCCCGTAGGAATTTGAAGTGCAGGATTGTTTGCCAATGCATTGTCTAGAGAAGGCTGAGCAAATAGTTCACCCATTCCAGCGTCAATACTGGCATCGACGGGATTAACAGCGGCCTGCGCGATTTGGTCAGTCAAGGTATTACCTGCTGTGTCTGCTGCGGCTTGAGCCGCAGCATCGACAGTGCCTGCTGTCACTGCTTCAGTAGCGCCTGCTGTCACTGCTTCAGTACCACTAGTAGTAGCCGCACTAGTAGCCGCAGTGCTACCCCCAGCGCCAAGCACTGAGCCTAATCCAGCAGTCACTCCACTCGTAACCCCGCCAATTGCAGCGCCTTGGAGAATTCCTTGCCAAAGAGGAATGTTCTTTGACTTGGCCGTAACCCCTCCGCTGATAGCACCAATCCCCATGCCGATAAGAATCGGGAGAAATGCAAATGCTTCGGGTTGACCTGTCTTGGGATTAGTCGGCAGTTCACCAGAGGGAAGCAATGATCCCAGCCCCGCAAGCTCTGCTTCATTAACATGAAGTATGCGGGTATCTCCGAAGCGACCAGCCTCGGAAAGATCCTTTGCCATCTTCTCGTATTTTTTATTCATAGTAATTCCTAAGAAGGCCCGTAGCCCGTGGACATCTCGACGCCAAAGGCAGTGATGTAAAGATTCCCGCCAGCATCTACTTCACAAACAAAATTAAGAACAGATTCAGGCGGCAGAGTCATATTCATATTCAAAACAGAATTCTGACCGTTATAGAAATAAAGACCGGTCATTAAATTCTGCGCTGTCGCACCAGAGTTACTTAAAGTAAGTTTCCCTGTCATGAGCTGGGCATTAGTGCCGACATAAGAAAACACTACAGACGTGACCAGGGTCTGCACCTGTTGAGAAACAGCCTTAGGAGAAACTTCCACCGAGCCATAAGAGGTAGATGAAGCAGCCGGGACTGTGTAAAGAGCAGTGGTCCCGGTAGAATCAATATCTGCTTGACCGAGTATTTTATATGAATCAGACATAAATCAGTGCAAAGCCCTTGCTATCTCGACCCATACCACTCCCGACTTGATAAGAGTTACATTGTCGTATGCGTCATCAATCACAACAGTGCTAGTCGTAAGCTTTATACGATTCGACCCAGTCCCACTCTCCTTCAACGTAACATCAGTGTCGTCGCTGAATGCCATAAGAGTAATAACATCGCCATCATCACCGCCAATGATGTACTCCAAGTCTGTAGTGACAGATGGCTGCAATTTCACAAGACGATGGCCTGTGTAATGAATTGATTTCGCAGTAGTGTCAACCACCGCCGTTATCCCAGGGCCAAACCTTAATCCGGGTGAAAGTGGGAAATTTTCTGAATACGGTCGGAGTAGGAGAGACTCGCGCTTCGACGCAGGAGAAGCTGCCCCTTCGTTGGCACTCTCTGATGAGTTAACCGCAGATGAAATCTCAAGCAGGTATGTCTCAAGGTTTCTTCTAAACTGAGACTCTTCATCCTGCGAATAGTTATTCCCAGGCAAGCCAATGGGTCTGAAGTTTACGCCCATCAGCGCATCCCATCCGGCTGAGTGTCAATCCTAACATCGCCTAGACGCCACTGAGCAGTTGAGTTAGAACCTGAAACCTTGATAGCTGCGGCTCTAGCTCTTCCCCTTACCTGCATACTCTGCACATACGAATTCGAGTCACTCCCAGCACCTACCGTGTACTGCCTAATAACAGTGGGGTTGGTTCCGGTGGGACCAGCGAAGTTGGCAGTTACTGAAGCTTTCTCCGAGGCGCTCTCGCCCGGATAGTACTTGCCATTAATTGATATAGTTACAGCACTACTGCCAGAAGAATTAAACATCAAAAGATCAGGCATAATCCGGCTGTAGAAGGAAAGCTCATTCCCGTCGGATATCTCCACATCGCCACTCTCAACGAAAGACTGCAAAGCACTTCCTTGGGCAGCGGTGCCGAAGTCGTGCTTCATCACAGCAGTCTTCTGGACATTCGCCCCGGCTCTACTCCCAACATTCGATGGGTTGGAATCGTACTGATATATGTACGCTGCCATCGGAACGTCGGTGATGACCGCGTCCCTCCAAGCAGTCCTGTTGTAAACAGAAGACTGAAGAGCTGCGTCATTGTCTAAAGCGGACATGTCGAAGGAGCCGATAGTCCAAGTCTGATTTTCGTAGTTGAAGCAGACGAAACGATTAGCCTCAAAGGATCCGTTAGTCGTCCCCGACTTGGACGGGTAGAACCAGAAGATCTCTGAGAACTTAGAATCAACCGCAGCAAAAGACTTGTTAGCCTGATCCATGTTTATGTCATCGTAGACATAATCCGCGACGGGGCATTCTAATGGCCGGACAGCACCACCGCCGTACACATAGAACCCGTCATTGCCCATGAAAAAGACTGAACTGGCTGCATCAACAGCCGTCTTATGGGAGAGGATCTCTACATTCTGAGAGATCAACGAGAATGAGAAGACATCGGGAGGACCGATAAATCTCATCGAGTACACGGCAGCATCAGTGAAGATCACCACCTCATCCTTGGTGGAGACTGCACCGATGATCCGGCTTCCCACTCTCAAGACTTGACCACCGGCAGTGTTGGTCGGAGTTGGCGTCCAGTCGAATGGGTTATTCTGATCAGACCACCGAACCAGCAAGGAATTTTGGTCAGTACCACCTATGTCGTTAGCGCCGAAGCCTACGCAGCTACCGTCTCTCTTGCTGATGAGAAAGCTGTCCACGATAGTGGGGGGATCAGATGCACCCGTGAAGTTCGACGAGTTAATCTCTTTGACAACATCACTAAGGCTGAACGTACCGCCGGAACCAGGGATGCCATTCACAGTACTGGCGCTGGTGTCCCAGTAGTAGAGCGGCCCTCCAGAGTTCGCGAAAATAATATCCTCGCCGTAGTTATCAATATAGACTCTCCTGGCCTCACCAGTCAGCACGGGGCTAGTCGAAGCCGCACCCCAAGCCCTTGACGGAGAGAGCCCACCCCAAGCGCCAGTGCCCCAGCCCATGCCTACCGTCTGGGCGTTTGAGCCAGACTCAGTTCTGTAGCGATAAGTAACCGCTCCCCCAAGTCCAGAAGCAGTTGCATCAGCAGCCGTAACTACCGCCCCTGTCGTCTGATTTACAATACGAATATAGAAGTTATTTAAATCTTCTATCTCCGTAATTTGAAATCCATCAACTTGAGTCAGGATTGCAGTAGTAATATTAGTATCAGCATTAGAGGCAACGCTTGTGAAGTTAATCCAGTCATCAACATTTCGACCATGACCAGTTATTGTCACCTTCAAAAACTCAGAGCCATTAGTTCTGGAAAATATATTCCCAGGAGAAAGACTAACGGCAGCGCTAAGTGCAGTGATGTCGTAAGGAACGCCACCGACAATGACGTAGTACTTCCAGTTCGTGCCGACAAAAACATAGTTGTTGCCTGAGTAGTCACGGGAGCTGAAACAATCCCTACCGATACCCTCAAGGGTATACATGTCATCCCTGGCCCAGCCGCCTATTGACTCTGCAAAGCCACCCCGGAAGCGGATGTTGTCGCAGTCATACCAGCGCGCACCAGCAGCATACTCTGTCGAGTTCCGGCTAATCCCAGCAGGTATCTGGAGCTTAGTCAGGGTCATTCTATTTCCATGCCCTAGCTACAATTTCCCACTTGGAAGAATCTATCTGAGTAATAGAGCCAGAGTCGTCAATAACAAACGGAGTCCCAGTACCGTGCTTATGGAAACCAATGTTGGTGCTGTCTGCATATCCCACAAGCGAAGGCCGAGTGCCGTTCCCTTGGTCTATTGAAAGCCCAAAAGGTATTTCTGCAAGTTCGGAAAACCCATCATCCGTTTGACCTGATTTTATTCTCAAGACAATCATAAATAATCTGGGAACAGAACCAAGGCTGTGAGCCGCTTCTACTTTACCAGCGCCGGGAATTGTGGACGAAAGAACAACCTCAAAGTAAGACCCCTCACCACTGACCATGCCGGTATGGTAAGGCTGTCCCCAGTCATCACTGTTGGTATTTTTTACGTTAAGGGTACCGCTGTTCTCCCTGATCCCGTGACCGCTCGATCCGCTTGTTGTACCAAAGCTGGCGTAAGCACCCGCATCGCTTAGATGGAGTGCGTCACTTCCCCCTGTCCCTACGAGGACATTAAATCGTCCGTATCCCGGAGATGCAGCACCAACAGGAGTTCCATCGATAGTGCCGCCATTGATATCTACGCTGGAGAAGGTTGCGGTTGCGGAGAAGTTTGAAGTCGCACTGAAGTCGGAAGTGCCGTCTACGTCTAGTGTGCCAGTGACTTCAAGCTCTACGGGAACAATCACCTTAGGCGTGTTCGTGTCCATCGTGAGCATCTTTGTTCCACTGGAACTAGTCTCGTAAACCTCAAGGGCCGCAGCATCGTTTGTCTTCAGAACAATATCGGTGGCCTGAGTGGCCGCATTGACTTCTGCCGTGTCAATGTCAAGAGTCTGGCCGACAATTACCTTCTCATTGCTCGTATCAATAGTAATAAAATCATCAGAACTCTGAGAAACCTGAAGAGCTGTAGTTGAACCATTCGTAACTTCAATCTTGGTGCTTTGGAGGGAAGCATCAACAGTGGCTGCCTGAATCTCTACTGTGTTTACCCCGCTACCGGGAGCCACTTCAAGATGGTTATTTGAGGTATCGAAGCGAAGAAACTCGCTGTTACTAGCAGTGCTTTTGATTTCAAGAGCCGTCGCAGAGGAGTTAACGAGCGTGATGTCAGCAGCAGCAGGGAATAGGAGATCATCAATCTGGAGCTTGGATAGAGCATTCCTAGCGTGAGTACCGTCTGTGTAAACTAACGCATGACAACCGTTAGCTATAGTTACTATGTTGGTATCATCTGTCGAATTAGAATTCAGCTTCAGGTCACGGCTATCACTGAGGCTGTTCTTTACAAGGAAGATTCTGTTTGGGTAGATAGAGGAGTCATTCCCTCTAACCCTGACAATTACCCCGCTTGCTCCTACATCACTTCCGCTAGTGAACTCAACGAACCCAGCTCTACCCTGAGATAGAGCAGCGCCCGCATCCGCAGTATCAGACGTAAGCCAAGTAGCAGTAGACGGAGAGCCAGCCGAATAACCGCTAATGCTAGTTACAGCAATACTTACGGACTCACCGAGAGCCTGCTCAATTCTCTCAAGGTTTTGGTTTGTGGACGTGCCCCAAGTACCAGCCTCTTCGCCAGTGCCAATAAGCTTGATCTGATAGTTACTAGAGAAAGTCGGCATTGTTTAGCCCTGCGGAACCGGAGGAGCCGCAATGGGCCTCGGTCGGTAGTCGTCTTGATTAAGTCTGTTCTCAGACAAGTTTTTAAGCAGCATCACGCCATCCATGAACTGCTTCTCGTACCACTGGATCATATCAGCCGAACCCTTCATGTAGGTGTACGCCTGAACCAGAGATCCGTACAGAAGTACATCGGGGAACATTACCGAAAGCCACGTTCCCGCAGTCGTGGTCACCAGAGAATCGGAGGCAGTCTTACCGTAATAAGTAATCGTCATCTGATGATTTGCAGCACCTGGGATCGGACCCAGTCTAATGTCCAGGGTTGGCTCAGAAGAACTAACTTTGGCATCCGAAACTGCATAGTACTTAGGAACACCAGAGGTGATTGCAGTGTTGCTGCCAGGGTATGCCTCTAGCATGAAGTCGTAGTCTTTCTGCAAGAGATACCTTACAGGGCCAAACTCAACTCCCGGTGCGGACTGGGCGGCGACTACATTCTCAGTGATGCGAATAGACAAGACATCAATAACACCATCTTGAACTTGATACTCAGCCTGATCCTGAACCGTCATCAAGGAGTCTTGACTCTTCCATTTAGAAGGAAGATCCACAGCAGAAAAGATCTTGTCTTCTGCCGAGATGATAAAGTTCGGGATATTAGAGACGAAGCTTGCCTCTAAGTTCTGACAGTACTGCTGAATTGCAGTACTCATCTCTGAGTACGTTTTAAGCGCCATTACTTATTACTGCCGCCAACCGTGTAGTGGTGAGTTCCGCGAGTAGCAGCACCCGTCCCTCGGGTCTTCATCCGCTCAGGGCGACCGCCAGATTTGCTAACAAGCCCACCGACCTGATACCGCTGCATGTTCTCGACTTGCTGACCAGTCTTTTCAGCGTGAGCCTCAGCTTCCTTGAGGCCCTCAGGCGTATATGCAAAATGCTTCTTTCCTACTTTCGGCATGTTGTTCTCCTATAGGTCTGGGTTGTGAAATGCAACTACTTCGATGTAGTCAATGTCAATATCGCCAGCGTCGTAGTCTGGACCAGTGTCCGCTGCGTTGCGGGCGTCAAAATAATCAAGCCGAAGGCCGGTAATAGTTCCCGACCACTGCGGGTTATCGGTCATATCCCAAACCACTTTGAACCAACCAGCCATGTCCCGATTGACAGTTTGGAACCCGTCGGAGGCTTGATAATTTGGGATATACGGTGACGTGTCTGCGGAATGAAACTCTCTTGCCCCCCCAGTCCAAGGATAGCTAGGACCGACAGTGGGAGACCCGGAAAGAAGCTGGCTCGAACCAGCCCCATCTAAAGTCACACCAGATATCTCCAAACCAGAAATTGTGAAACTCGTAGAGCTGGCGGCAGTTACCGTCCAGTTTTCTCGCGAGCCATCTGCACTCGTAGGGGGAAGACCGTTCAAATCTGACAGATCATAAGCCCCACCGCCGAACTGAGGGTAAGAACCAGAAAGTCCGTTTAGCTGAACCCTGTCTCCCACCGAAGGGCCTGTACCCGCTGTCACTGAAAAAGATCCATTGCCGGAGCGATCAATAGCAATGTATTCAATCGCAACTCTTCCGATCATTGTCGTATCCTTGCTCCAAAAAAGATCTCCTTGGAAGTCGTACTCGTACCTATCGTCCCGCTCAATATCCGAGAAGCGATTTACCTTGAAGACGCTAACCACATACTTGTAAACGGACGAATCTATCGAAAGCGGCGTATTCGCCACCGAGGCTCCGTTATAACCTTGGTTCAACCAAGGATCACCGGGACTGCCCGCGTCTCCATCCGAAACAAGATTCAGAGTTTCAGAAGAAGAGTTCCACGTAATAATGCCGCCTGTGGACCACCACCCATCAATGCGCGTCGGACTGGTGAGAGCCGTGCCAGTCGAAAAGTCCCACCTGATCGCTGCCGGGAGATCTCTACCTGAAATTGCCCCAACGGGGCGAGGGTTACGCAGAGCCTGCGGGTCATCGAAACTATAGCGACCTAGCTGAGTCTGAGGATTGTCTGGACTCCAACACTCTGGGCACGCCCTAGTGTCAGTCTGCTCTAGATTAATCACTTCCGTCTTCAGCTCATGCAATGGATAACGGAATCCGCATATGTCGCAGAATCCGAATGCATGTTTACCTGAAGCGAAAGGTTTACCCATCAGTAATTAAGCATGTCCGGTACGAATCGCGCGGAAACTTTGACTCGATCCTCATCAGCAGCCTCCTTAAATAGCTCTTCATACTGAGCCTTCAGGAGTTGCACCCGTGAAGCAGCCTCTGGTTTTTTTGTCGCGAGGTGATAGGCAAGCCCAGAAACAAGGCAGGGCAAAAACCGATCCGGTACGTCCATTGTATTGGATGCATCATTGCCAGTATCCGCGATACGACGAATCCGGTAATAATAAATCTTGTAAGTAGAAGTCTTGTCAGGGGTAGGCCACAACGTGATTGTTGACTTCTGGTCTGCGCCCGTAGTCGGGTTGTAATCCTGAATGCCGACTCGATTGTAAAGATACTGAAGAGGTTGACCCTCACTGAGTTTGTTAGGGATATTTGAGTATGAAGGCTGGGAGATGCGACTTAAATGAAAGTCCGTTTGCTTGTTTGCGTTTGTGTCATCAGTCCGAAGCATCACGTCGAGCAACGCCATCGTATCGATATCAATATCGTAAGTCGAAGTTCCCTTGATTAAATCAATCGGGGTTGAGTAAAGCTCAACAGTCCAAAGGTTGATCCCTCTGTTCTGCCATTCCAGCATCAAGAAGTTCAGACTTCGACGAGCAGTGCGAAGGTCGTACCCAGTACGCATTTCAAGACCAGCACGCTCGTATGCTTCTTCGACAATCTCCCCTACATCAGGATTGAATGCATAAGTCCCACTAGTTGCCACGGATGGCCTCCAGAATTTCTTTACTGGCATCTGCTTGATGCCTAGATATATCTTTAATTTCTGATCTCATCTCATCCAGCAAGCGAGTGTGGTGATTCACTTCTGTCGCTACGCGCTCAAGCTTCAACTCAGCCCTGGATAGGTCTTCTCGACCAGCAAGACTGTCGTGTCCATTATCGTTTGCGTGACCCGTCTGCATTGAAAAAAGTCCTCCGAGTGCTGTGACTATGAAGCCAATCAAAGCCCAGAAGGTGGTTGGGGTCACGGAAGGCATTATGCGTTTGCTCCGCCTATGTAAAATAAAGAAAACGAATAGGTATGATCTTTTGCAGTGGACGCGGTATCAGGAGCCTTGTCGTCTTTACCTATGTATATGCCATCGGGGAATAAGATCCCGTTACCCCCAATGGGAAAATTAAACTGAATCATGGAATTAGCAACGGTGCTAGCGAACGGAGAGAACTTAAAGAGAACATCGTTTTCATCGCTGCTCCCGCAAAGGTAATAGCACCTATTATCCACGGCGAGTTGACTAGAGGAATTTCCTATAACGAAAGAGCAAGAGACATAAATTAAAGAACACCTTCCATTTACTGCTAGTTGAGGGCTTGACCCAGCAGTGGGAAAGGAAGTTGGATTATTGGAATAATAAACATTGCATCGTTCAAGCATAATTTATCGCCATCAGCCTAAGTTTGGTACACCAAATTCAGAGTAAGCCGCATTCCGCCACTCGCCGGAGCAGGAGCCAACGCATTCACCTTTAGTCCGTTGGAAAAAATCAAACCCCTGCCGGGTATTTGGAAAAACATCGAGTCGGGAACAGGGCTTGCTGAACTAAGACCAGCGATTGTCTGACTCCGAGTGGGGACGAAGCCAAATACAACATTGTCATCTGAATCAGTAAGGTGAATCCTGGGGACATTCGCGATAGGTCCGGCAGCAATAGTAGTCGAGAGACCAACGGTGAAGTTAAACGAACTGAAGATTGAAGAAAGCACAACCCTCTGACCGGAAGTAGCCACAACCTCAGTAGCGTCCATAGCGCCTGATGTCGTGGAAAATTCATGGGTGAAAGAATTGCAATTTCTAATTTTGATCATTTGTAAAAAACCGTAAATGAAGAGTAAGCCACAGTTGTTGATGATCTAAAAAAAATGTTCAATCCTTCAGTAACTCTTATGCAAGAATCTTCTTCCATAAAAGAAGAGTAAGGGACTAGGATATTAACTCCCCCGGCACCGAGCGTTGGTCCCATAGCATCAAAAGCCATAATGGCACTGCCAGAGCCACCATCGTAAAACTCCTGATAGAGAGAGTCTGAGCTTACGCTGTGGTTACCTCTCGTTACACCCACTATGCCGTAAAGAGAAATCGACTTGGGAAGTCCGTAGGTTGCTCCCGAAATATCAATGAACGAATTAGTAGAAGGTCCATCAAGAGCAATCACTTTGGTTTGGATGTAGGCGGGAGATTGAGACATAACTAACTACCCTGATAAACAATAGAGGCAAAGCAAATACCGACACCCGTAGCCTGAACATAGATATCATTGCAATCCACAAGGATTCCTCCCGGTGAAAAACTTTCGACAGTGCAGTTTGTGAAATTAGCGTAACTCTGGTAGGAACCGGAAACGATTCTTTTTTGATAAAAACTTTGCCCTGATGCACTCGGATCAGAATCGTAAAGTGTAATTTTGCACTCATCTATCGCGGTCTTGCTGCAAGAAGCCGGGATAAAATAAACAGAGAATATCTTGATTAGACTTTTTCCATTCATATCTAAAAGCTTCAACGCAGCAGTCTTATTCGCGTCTGCAATATTTAGATGAGCATTTGAAACGTAAGAGCTTTCCATAGTTAACCTTGGTACATCACGGAGATGCTCTCTATTTTAAAAGGCTGCGCAACTGATGAATTCGCTATGCTTAAAGCAAGAGAGTTGAGAATTCTAATTCCATTCGATGGGAATTTAAAACCAAGATTAGAGATGATGGAACCGTAGGTGCCCTGATGGGCGATGGTCGAATCCGCACCGTCATAAATTCTTATAATTTCATCAGTACCATCAAACATCTTTACTGTGAAAGAATTGTTTGCATTATCGTAATCTTGATCAGAAACATTCAAGTAAAAAGACTTAAGCACTATCGGCCTGTTGATGACGTTTACAATTCCATCGCCAGCTTCTATTTCAGAATCGCTGTAGAAATTAATTATCGGAGTAGGATAAACACTCAACTAAACGCCCTCCATAATTCCCATATCCCTGCCCCACCGATCCAGAACGCCATATCTTTTCTCGTGTCCGCCACTCGCTCAACAGGCCACTGCAACCAGAACTCTCGAACATAGAGCGCCACCATAGACAGGTAGGCTCCTCCGATAGCAGATAAGACTAGGCCGCAGACCAGATGTGCTGTCTGATCTACGGCCTCTTGTCCTTGGGGAGTGAGATCCCTGTACCATCGGGGGTCGTTCAAGGATTACGCTGCGGAGAACGGGGAAGCAAGAGTGCCACTTCCAAGAAGGGCAGATCCGCTGCACAGCCATCCATCAGTAGTGCAAACAAGCTCAATATAAGAACCTTCTAAGCCGCCCTTAGTGGTTCCATCAAGAGTAATAATATCATCGTCGCCGTCTGCGAAAAACGAAGTGTTCGCACCGGCAGTTTCCTTCATAATATTCAAAGCGCCTACATAGTTATCTGCGCTTGCTGTCGTTACCGTCGCACCACTGGCAGCTACCGAGAAGTAAATCTTAAAAGTAAGGCCGAGTGTGCAAGTCTGATTGGGATCAGCCTTATCGGAAGGCTCAGTCGTAACAATCGAAGGAAGCGTAATTGCAATATCAGCATCCTGTATTACAACAACCCTTCCTCCGTGATCCGCGTCAGTCAAAGAAAGAGTTGCTGAAGCATCGGCAACATTTACTTCATTGTTGTAACCAGAAGGGTTAAATCCAGCAAGAGATTTAACCGGACCACTAAAAGTTGTCTTACCCATTTTGAATCACCTCATTGCACGCAATTTGCCTGACAGTCCGCGTGCTGTCGTTTAAGTCTGTCAGGCTTTGGTCTACCACTTCTTGCAAGACCAGTATCCAGCAGTCAATTTGCTTTTCTTCTCGTCGCATTTGTGGCGAGCCCGGAAAGACTTTTTCCGAGCAGGAATGTTTTTCTTAATTTTCATGTTAGGATCACCAAAGCGAACAAGTCTCACTTTGTCTTTTTCTTTGGCTAAAACCGCAAACTTCTTAGACTCGCCCGGAGTTCTTTTAGGCTTGTTGTATCCAGAAAATTTTTCACCACGATAAGTAATAGCCATGTCTAACCCTTGCGGTGCTTAGCGGTTTTTTTAGCAACTTTTAAAGGCTGCTTTGAGTGTTGCTTTCCAGCCTTGGTGTCTTTGAGCTTTTTAGCATTAGTAGCAGCTAATTGTTTTTTGCCTTTTGGAGTCTGTTTTAATTCTTTTATGGCTTCTTTAGGAAGGTAACGCTCATTCTTTGCGTCCTTACCTTGAGTGCTGGGCTTGCCGGATTTAGTTCCCCAATCTTCTTTAGTCCATTTATTGAGCGACTTCTGGGGCTTCTTGAGTGCCATTAGTTTCGGTAGCCCCCGCCCTTGGCTTTGTATTCCTTAGCCAACATCTGGGCCTTACGGGCACTCCACTGACCGGGCTTGCCGCCCTTGCTGCCAGACTTGATCTTCTTGAAGAGACTCTCGCGCATCTTCGGCTTGGTGTAGTTCTTAGCCTGATTGACTTTGCTTTTTGCTTTCTTAGCAGGTCTTTTTTTAGCCACCTGAACCCCTGTGCAACATCTCAAAAGCCCAAGTAATT